TATGTATAAAACAGATGTCAATCCTTTATTTACTATTAACGTGCCCCGCCTGTCATATCATAGCGAAACTTGTCAGCACGAATTGCTTCCATAATAGCATCTGAGTTCTTCTCGTACTCTGCTGCAGACATAGCATGTACTTGAGACTCACTAAAGTAACCTGATGAATCATCAGAGTTAGGCTTAGTTGTACGTTTAGTTACAACTGCTGAAGCAGCTTCTTTAGAGGAGCGCTTCTTAGTTTTATTGTCTAAGCCCTTATCTACTTTATACAAATCAATTACACGAGTTACAGAGGCTGGATCTTCTGCATTCTCATAGAGCGCATCTTGTACCCACTTAGGTTGTTCACCTGCCCAGTCATGAAAGGCATCACTGTTACGTAGGTCATCAAAGTCAGGGTGAATAGCACGAATTTCATTTTCCATGCGACCACGCTCTGCTTCTGCAGTAAGACGATCAATTTCTTTTAGTCGATCCTCTGCACCAGAAAACTTCTCTTGTGCTTTCTTTTCTGCAATGGTCTCTACAATAGCCGCTACATCAGGATACTCACGTGCCCAAGCCTCTATGTCTTCATCTGACTTAGGAGGGCGAATATCACCACGCTCTTGTGCATTCTCTAGTTTAGCTTTAAGGGCTTTAATCTCTTCAGCTTGTTTATTTTGATGGCTACGTAAGTCACTATACCGTTTCTTGTAGGTACGCTCTTCGCCTGACAGTTTCTCATCTTTAGATTCAGTAGTGTCTTCTGCGCTGGGCTTAGACTCTACATTATCTTCTGTTTTTCCTGAGTCCATCATTTCTTTGAGAGCATCTTCTTCTTCTTGAATACGCCGCTTATTAGCATTAGTGTAGTTTGGATCTACAAATCCTGCACTCTTAGGAGTTTCCATTTGTCCAAGTTCAGCCATAGTATTTTCCTTTTGTATGGGGCCAGCATTATTGCCGGGTGGCCTTATAGTTATTTAGGTTTAGTTATTAGTTCTTCTTACGCTTCATCAAGCCACCTTTATTTAGTCCTGATATACCATAGGAAGTGTCTAAAGAAGCACCACCTGCTGTTGTATCATCTTGTGCAGTAGAAGTACTTGTACCTGTTGTTATACCACTTGTGGCCTTTTTAGCAGCAGCTGTTTTGTATTGTGTACTTTTACCTGACATATCTTGGGTTGTAATTGCCTGATTTGCCGCATTTGCTGCACCCATTGCAGATTGATATGTACTATTATCGTTAGACCCTGAAGTAGTCGGACTAGTAGTGGTAACAGGTGCAGTAGCAGTTGGCGCATTAGAAGGTGCTACTCTAGGTGTTTTTGCACTAAATAATGTATTATTACCTTCTTCACCAAGAAGCTCTGTTACTTTGTCTGCACGAGACTGTGATAGCCATTTGGCAATACCACCCGGATTAGGCAGTCTTTCCTGTTTAAAAGCATCGAGTTTGGTTTCTAGATCAGTAGTATCTTTTCCTGCAGCTTTAAGTAAGTCAATATTTGTTTGGTGAATACTAATCTGACTAGCTGTAGCTGCTCTGCCTAAAAGACCTGCGCCTAAGAGTGAACCTAAAAATCCTTGCTTCTTATCAAGCTCTTCACTAACTTGTTTCTCTAGTGCATCTGCATCAGTATAATCATACTTCTTCATCCAAGCATTGGGGTCAGGTGCTTCAGTAGGAGTATTATTATCATCACCTCCCGTAGAAATTGTAGAAGCTTGAGCTACTTCAGCTGCGCTTGTAGCGGGAGCAGTACCCATAATGAAGCCAGAAGGAATAGGGTTTACAGGAAGGTTAGAAGAGGCATAATGTGCAAACTGGCGCTGCTCGTTCGTTGTAGGGTTGTAGTAGCTTACCATTATGGTATTAGTATCTTGTACACCACCCGCTTCTGGACCAAAGGCAGAGAAACCTAAGGGGTAATTCATAGGATTAAATGCAGTGCCTCCTTCAGCAAAACCTTGGGATTGACGGTTAGCAGACTGCATCTCCTGTGGCTGCATATTAGCTTGCGTAGTGTTTACAGATACGCCACGTTTAGCTAACTCCTGCATCAGAGAGGGATTGCTCTGAGCGGCAGACATAACCTTATCAATAATACTATCAATACGAGTAGGGTCATTATACAAAGACTGAGCCATGCCACCTTCAGCAAAACCTACACTCATACCCTTAGCATTCATACGTTCATTAATCATAGGGTCCATTTTAGCAGCAGTAGCCATCTTATCCATCAAGCCACCATCCGCAGCTCCTGTAGTCAGTGCCTGCTCTAACATGGCAATATCTTCTTCTGAGATACTCATGTCATCTACTGCTACAGGCTCACCTCCAATGCGGCCTTCAGCTTCCATATTGCTTAAGCCCATCTTAGCTTCTGAGCGTAGGTCTTCAAAGAACTTAACACCAAAGAAACGAACAACGTCAGCAGGTACAACATATTCACCTTCGCTTAACCGTGCGTCAATGTCATCCCGTACTTCTTCAGGCATAGAACCCGGAGGAACTTCGTTACCAGATACTGGATCTATTTCTGGTGCAGGAGCATCAAATGCCATTTCCATTTGTTCATTTACTGCCATTAACTTCATCCCTCAGATATTTAAGTTTGCGTAGTGATGATACTTCACCCTGACAGCGAAACAGATCATCAGTAGATGTTGCTTGTTCCATCTTCTTATGTACTTGTTCTATTTTAACTTCTAGCATTTCGCAGAAGTCATCCCATAAAGGTTTATCATTTACTAACTTCTGTAGTTTCATTTGTTTGGTCTCTGTACTAACCCGCCTGTATTAAATCGTAGCTTAATTTTACTAGGGTCAATAGTCAAGTTAGAAATATCTAGAAGTGTACCTTGTAAAGTTTCAGTAGACCGCCTAAAGCCCTTGTCGAACACAATATAGTCAAGAGGTTTCTTACCTATTTTAACTTGTTCACCCAGTTCGCCTTTAAGCTGCTTAAGTACTTTTTGATAGGCCGATACATAAGTGTTATAAAAAGCAGAACCTTTGGAAATCTTAGAAGCTACTTCATTATCCATAAAGCGTTTATCTGCAATCTTCTCTACAGGAGGTAAGACAATCTCATTGATACCTCTAGACTTAGCGTCTGCAATGATAGCTTGTAGTGACAAACGAATAGTGTCTGTTATACGGTTAACTGGTAGTTTTTCTTTACTTGTAGTAGCTTCAAGTTCACCTAAATACATTGATACTTGTTCGTACATCTTATCTGTGAATTCAGACAATTCATCTGTGGCTCTACCTACTTCGTCATAAAAAATATCAAAAGATACGTTAGAAATACTGCCACTGTCACCAAAGACTAAATCTTCGTTAACACCACGCTCTTTTGCTGCCTCTTTAAATATAGATACACGCTCATCTCTACTTAGCTTTGTATTCAATCTTGTAGGAATAACTACGTCATTAATATAAGATTTAACTTTATTGATAGCCGCATCAGGAAATCCACTGCCCTCAGATTCAATTAGATACTCAATATCTTTAAAATGAATTTCTAATTGTTTATCTATCTCTTTCCTCTTTGTCTTTCTAAAGGTGGGTAGGTCATCTACTACGTTCTGTAAGGGGTCAGACTGCAGTTCTTCGATTAGAATGTAGCTGTCGTCCTCTGTACCTCTTACACTGTAACGTGTATGAGCTAAATTAGAGCTACCGTAGTGCGTAATATAGCCTAGGTCTTCAGTTGTATCTAAGCCCAACTCAACGTAATCCAACTCTTTATCCTGTAGATCACTCTGACGTTGCATACTTTTATGCCTAGAACCCTTCTTGATAGCTTTTACCTCTAAAGCACCTAGCCCTTCTTTAGCACTCTCAGCTGTATACAACTCACCCGGCTCTAAGCCCAAACCACGAAACTCCATCTCACCCTTAGTGACCTTAGGAGCACGTTTACGTACAAACGCTTCTACGTTCTCACCACGTGTACCTTGTTTACCGATAGGCGCTTCATCAATAGCACTTTCAAGAGGGCTATAGAACCGTGCTACAGTAGGATCACTAGGGTCAGCTACGTCAGCCATAACCTCATCCATCTGCTTAAACATAGGATTGAACTTAGGGTTATCAGTAATGCCTAGAGCAGAGCTTAACTCTTTAGCTACTAATTTAGACAGACCAGCCATTACTGTACGTTCCCACTAAAGCCCTGTTCTCCGGGGGTTGCAGCAGCACCAACACCAATGTTACCACCTCCACCACCTGTCATGTCTTGTGGGCCTGTAGGAGCCTGTCCTTGAGGCGCTGGGCCTGCTTGTGCTCCCGGTACAGGAGGAGCACCCGGTGCAGTAGGCTCAACAGGAGCTTGGAAGCCTTTAAGTATCTCAGCCTGAATAGAAGCATCCTGCAAAGAGTTAGTTACTTTATCAGGGTCAAGATCCATGCTTACAGCAATCTCACGAATGATATAATCCATTTTAGCAAAGGGTGCTAGTGTTGGATTCTGTGCTACTTGCAAGAACTGCATTAAGCGTTGTGAGCGTACTTCGTTAGCCATCAAGCTTTCTGTACCTTGAGCTTTTACTTCTAAGTCCCCTTTGATCTCAGGGTCATAGTCAAACTGCATGTTAAAGCTAAAGAAGGCTTTACCCAGAGGGTTAAGCAAATAGTCATCTACGTTCTTAATAACTGTACGAATAGAACCGTTAGCAGCAGACATAAGCATAGAGATACCTGATGCAGTACGACCTACACCTGTAACACCCGTTTGACCGTGTGCAAAACTAGGGAAGCCTGTAGACTCATCTGCTAATACACGAGCCTTGTCAAACAGCTGCATGTTCTCACCAGATACATTGGGGAACTTAGTCCCAAAGATGCTTTGACCCGGAGCACCACCCTGACGCCGGAAGACCTTGCCGGGGTACACAGATAAGTCTTGACCCGGTACTAAGTTAGTCTCATCAACCTCAATCAGTAGATTTCCAGACAGTACAGCATTGTCAACAGCCATGCGCATAAAGCCATTCATCAATGTCTGTGTATCATCCATGTTCTCTGCAATACCTACACCGAAGAAGCTATAAGGATTTACTTCATATGGTACAGCATAATAAGGAATAAGAGCAGGCTTGAAAGGATTCATAACCATACGTAGGACTTGCCCATTACAAATCCAAAGGTTTACATTAAGTTGTTCTGCATCTTTAAGTTCACGTGGGATATCAATATCGTGATCCTCTAGAACTTCCCGGTCAACAAAACCCCAGAACTCCTTAACGTCATAGCGTTCTGCTTGATCACCTTGCTCATCATCTTCCATAGCTTGTTCCCACCACTTCTTGTCGTAGGACTCACCCATGTTTAAGGCTTTATCAATTGCATTACTACGGAAGAAGGGGCGACCCTTGAGAGCACGAATCTGAGAACGTGACATCTTGTGACGCTCAATGATATACTCTGCCTCATCCATGTTAGATGCATCAGGGTCTGGGTAGAAATTCCATATAGATACGTTACTAGTTGAAGGTACAGTCTTTACTTTAGGATCGTAGTTACCTTCTTCATCCCAGTTTGGATACTCTTTGTTAACAGCAAACGGGCCTTTCATAATACCAGTACCAAATAAGGCACATTCAAATGCAGCAAGGCGTAGCTGTTTATTAGCACCACTCTCTTCAAGTTGATCGTGTATCTTCTTCTGCATCTTCTTAGCTGCAACCATAGCAGGTTCAAAGGTAATAGCAGTAGGAGTTGTACCTGTACCCTCAACTAGTTTTTCTTCTACAGGCTTTAGTTTATTAGCTAAGCCACCAACCCGCTCTTGGAGTTGCTGCATGGTCTCACCGGGTTCCAGCTTAGTCTCACTAGAAGTGAACGGGCTGAATGTTTCCTCATAGGTATCGAATGCTTCTTCTGCTGCAGGGTCTGCATTAGAGTCGAAGTGTACAGCTTTTGATATACCTTCAGGGAGGGTAGTTGGATCTATTACAATTGGAAACTTCTTGTTACCAAAGAGTACGTCTACAATCTGACCATAAGCTGCTAGAGTTTTAGTCTTAGTTACTTTAACGAATACACGAGAACGCTCAGCTTCTGTGAATTGGATCTGAGGGTTATATAGTCCTCTATAGTTACGATAAGCTTTAAGCCACCGCTCTTCATCTTGACGCCTTGCGTCTTCTGCTTTATTGAAACGCTCATTAACAAAAGATGTAATGCTTCCAACAGAAATATCGGACTCAAGAGAATCACTCTTAGAATCTTTAATGTAAGATGATTCCGAAGATTCAATGTTCTCTTCGTAGCTATCGTCAAAGTCTTTAGGGTCCATACTCAATATCCAAATGTTGGGTCAGACGCTTGGAAGCCTGATCTTGAAGTTGAAGGATCGTAATCAAACAGAGAACTACGAGGCCTTGTCATTATACCATAACGGAGTGCGTCATACAAGTGATCTTCTGAATTTGTATCAACATCCTCAGGATTACGTTTATCTAGAGGTATGCTTGGTAATTGAGAGATTAAGTTAGTACACTCACTAAAGATAACTAACCTTGGCTCTTCTGTAAACTCATCTACTTGTAAACGTCTGTGTATTTCATTCTTACCAGCTACCCTAGATCCTCTTGAACGATCCGAGGGACGCCAGCGACAACCCTTCATAATCATCTGCTCAGCTAGACTAGGCCCAGTATCACCTCTCTTGTGCCACAGTGAGGAGTCAAGTACACCATATCTAATAGTGCCATCGTCAGATTCAGCTTCAAGTATTAAATCAGCTAAATCAGTAGCAGTAACCTTAGAGCAATACATCTCTCTGTATATAACTAATTGCTCACTAGGACTAACTGCAAACCATACTACACCTGTATAACTCCCATAACCATAGTCACATGCACGAAACTTAGTCCAACTATTAGGAATCCTGTAAGGATCAACTACATGTATCTTACGATTAAACTCAGGGAAAGCTGCCCCTTCGTTAATATCCCAGTCACCCTCTAGTAGCTGCTTACGTTGATGCTCTGGTAGTGATAGAAGCATTGCTTCGTAATCGCCTGTATCAGACAGGTAAGGGTTGTCAAACAAACTAGCAGGAATAAACTTACGTTTAAATAGAGGTTGACCCTCTTTACTGTGACCTTTAGGATAAGCTAATGTATTTCCAGTTTCTATATCTGTAGCCCAGAAAGGTGTATTAGGCTTAGAAGGATCAATGAACATCTTCTTAACCCAAGAGTGACCGGGGCCACCGGGGTTAGTTGTAGCTCTCATGTACAAGCCTAGCTCTGGTGCAGCACTACGTAAACGAGAACGCATGTAATTCCACGCATAAGGACTGTTCCATTGAGTCAACTCATCGAAGGCTACATAGTTAAACGCCTGACCTTGGTAGCGCATAACATCAGTATCTTTATCCAAGTAAGACATCCAGAGCCTACCGCCCTGAGGTGTTGTCCACTGAGACTTTCTCTCTGACCACTTGATACCCGGAATAGCTTTTGGGTACAACTCTTGGCTCTTCTGTATAAGTTCCCTTAGCTCCTCAGTAGTATGTCGTACAAGCAAACCACTGAAGTTAGGATGATTGAGATTACGTAAAGGATCAGCTAGAGTAGCATACGATTTACCGCCACCAGCTGCCCCACCATACAAAACTTCACGTTCACTAGCAGCTAGGTACTGGGTTTGGGGGCCGGGATTAGGCTGAAACACCACCTCTTGTGCAAACTCTACGTCAAATGGAGCAGGTTTTACTGTAGCAGAAACCTTAGGTTTAGGAGTCTTTGTCGCCGTTTTTGTAGGTGTAGTAGCCGATTCTTTCTTTTTCGAGCGCTTCGTATTGCTGGATCGTTTCTTCGAGCCAGATGGCAAGCTTACGTTTAATTGCAGCAAGTGATTTACGTCTTCGCTCGACATCTATTCTCTTCTTTAAACCATCATGTGTTATGACTCTACCAGATTGAGTAGTCAACCAAGCAGAGACTTCACGATAACTATATTGCTTTAGATGCTTCTTTGCAAGCTCTAATAACTCAAGTTCTTTTGGAATAGGTTTTAACCAGCGCTCATCTTCTGGATCTACCTCATAACCAAAGGGTACAGTCCTCTTAGTTAATCTGGGAACTCTTTCCCAGTTCTTTATATTATCAGGCTTTGGCAGCATCCAATAACCTAGATCTGCCTTTTGGAAGTTAGTCTTGCGCTTCATCACTATTACTAGAGTCTTTAGGAGGAAGGATGAACAGGCCACCACTAGATTCAACTGCAACTTTTTCAGTTTTAACTAAGCCAGATCTATCTAGTACTTGGCCTGCCGCAATCATACGCTCCTTAACGCCTAACTGCGTAGGGTCATCCAGAGCCGAGCCATAAGCAATTGCAGCTTTTGGACCCAATCTAGACATGTAACTTTTAGTAGCTTCAAATATTTCATCTTTAAGCGCCTCTGTTATTGTACGTGTTGGTGTTGTATCACTATAACCTGCAATTCGTTTAGCCATAACTACGTCACCAGCAGCCTCATCAAACAAGGCTTCTAGAAACTTCTGTTGGTTCTCTGTTAAGTTACGAGCCATAGTATATTCCTTATAGCGGATTATCGACTAGCTCATCATACGCTTTCCAGATATCATCTACTTCTGTCTGTAGAGTATCTAGCGTATCGCCTAGTCCATCTGTAATAGTTGTAGCCTTATCTACTTGACTACGTAAGTCTAGGAGCACCTTCTGCTGCTCTAAGATCTGTGACATGTTTGTGCTTAGCTGTGCAAGCTTCTGGTTCAACCCACGTACATCGTTGTCTGCAATGGCTTGCTCTAGTGTTTGAATACGAGATACAAGTTTAGCTTCTAGTTCCTGTGATTTAGTGAGTAGCATAGAGTCTAATGCTATAATCTCACTGCTAAGGTTATTATTAACCTCTGTAAGATTGCGCTGGGCTACTGTCTCTACAGACGTAACACGTTTGTCTAAGCTACCAGCTTTAACGTCAAAGGAGGCAGACTTATCTACAACTTCTGCAATGCCAGCCTCTACACCGTAGAAGCGCTGCAGTGTATCATAAGACCAATACACACCACCTGCAACTGTAGAAAGAACTGGAAGTGCCACAGCAACCATCCAGCCCTTAATGTTGTATCCACCTACGCTAAACTCAAAGTCCATCATTGTGTTGGCATTGCCCCGTACTGATTAATGTATTCACCTGCAGCGTAGATCTCTGTAGCATTCTTCATTTCAGGTGTCAAGTAACCCTGAAAGCCTGTACCAAACCCTGAATCATCCCAAGTAATAACGAACTCATCAACAGCCTGTGTATATGTGATAGCTGTGTAGCTACCAACCATGTAGTTACCCTGTGCAGCGTAGTTGTCTACAGATGCTGTAAGTTCATCATTGTTAGCCGCAGCCATGAAAGCACCAGCCTGTTGAGCAAAAGTCTCTACAGCTGTTACTGCCTCGTTATACTCGTTAACTTCTACTGAGTCAAGACTGTATGCGTCAGTCTCTAGCTTAGCCTGTAGCTCAACCTGCTCAGGTTTAGTGTCTGCCTCAGATGCGATAGAAGCCACCTCAACTGCTGTCATTACTACAGATGTAGCAGCAGTAAGGTTATCTACTGCAGTGTTCAAGCTATTCATAGCCGCTGCGTGTTCCTGCATAAACAACTGCTCAGCTGTTTCAGCAATAGCGTAGTCGTGGTTAAGTACAAGTTCTTTAGCTTCTAAGTATGCGCCTAACTC